TGACAAAAACAGAAAAGACGCAAGTGATTGGTATAAAGACCAGAAAGATAAGAAGAACTGGAAACATCCTGTCACCTTTCAACAGTATTATGATAGCAGATGATAGTTCCCGACTTTAAGAAAATAGTCAAGTTTGACAGGGAATTCTTTGACAAACTTGGCAAAAAAACGGTAGTACAGCACCGGACTGTGGTCCAGGTGGATGGCATAAATGCTCGTACCAATAAACCGTTTGTTCAATATACAAATAGTTATAAAAGACGCAAGTCACAGGGGAAAGCTGTTAAAAAGGGTCAATCACAGAGATCTACTCAGATAAATCCACCGAATTTGACTTTAACTGGGCAAATGATGGACTCTTTTAAATTTATTAAGGCATCAAACTCAGGTTTTATGTATGGAATTACAGATTCCAGGCAAGCACAAAAATTAACCGGCAATCAAACCGGTCATTATGGTAAAAATACTAATACCAGGAAAAAAAGAATTGTTTCCGATAAGGAAAACCCCTTGCCAATCAAGGTAAAAGATAAAGTTGGTGCTGCAATCGCAGGAAAGATTGCACAGAACTTTAAAGATGTTTTTACGGGTAAAGGTTACGTCGTAAACATTATAAGGATGTGAGGATATTATGTCTAATGAACAGGATCAAGGTGTGGTCGAGCAGAAAGCTCAAGAACCGATTGCAGTGGAGCAGCAAGAAGAGAAAAGTGTGGAATCGCCCGACTACGGCTCTCTTATAGCGGAAAGCAAGAAATATAGAACCAGGGCGCAGGAATCTGAATCTAAAGTAGTAAAACTACAAGATCAGCTTAAAGCGATTAAGGATCAGCAGCTTGTTGAAAAAGAGGACTACAGAACTCTTTTTGAAGATCAAAAAAAAGAAACTGCTGCACTAAAGGCAAAAGTCGAATACGGCGAAGGTCTGGAAAAGTCGTTGCGAGCTGACGCTTTGGAATCAGTACCTGAAGAAGATCGCGAATTCGCAGAAGATATGTCTACGGACAAACTTCTCAAGTTTTCTAAGCGATATAATTTAAAAGATGTTCGGACCGATGAAAGTGTTGCTAAAAGTTCAACAACAGGAGGTTATTCGTCTGCCCTGGAATGGGTAACGAATGATCCAGTCGGATATGCAAAAGCTAAAGAAGGAACTGGCTTAAAAAGCAAGTTCGGAAACATATTTAATCCAAGTGGCGATAGTTGACGGAAAAAAAGATATAGTCCTAGGGGTCGATCACGATCCCGAAGACCGTCTTAGAATGGACCCCGGTCCAGATGGGTTGCCAGTGGCAACGCGCGACGGCAAGCATATAACTGCTGTTGATTTCGTAGATGCTACTCAGGAAAATATTGAGCGCATGCAAAAAGGCAAAAAGTCTAAAACGATTGGATGCTTCTCAGGCTTTGGTCCTGGAACATTAAAAAAATCTTATGAATAAAGGAATTAAGAAATGGCTGTAACACAAAAATCGTCATTTGCCAATTATTCGGTATCAGCGTCTGACCATATTTTACCAGACGTAATAATGGCGTTTACTAAATCTAATGTCATGGCTCCGCTTGTAAATTCTGCGGTAGCACCTCCAGGTGCTGCATCGGTAACTTTTGTGGACATGACAGCAAAAGCATCTTCGGATGTTACTTCTCTTTCTGAAGGTAGTGAAAGATCTTCAATCGCAGTAGCCACCGGCGCACATGAATGTATCATCGCAAACTACGTTGTACGTTCTGACCTGACCGATTTGGCAATTTTGGGCGCACCCTATGATCTGACCGGTAATGTGGCAGATAACTTAGGACATGCCGCTGCTCTGAAAGTCGATGATCTACTTACAGATCTAATCGCTGGCTTTAGTCAAACTTCCGGTTCTGCCGGTAATGCTTTGACTTTGGATTTTTTCTTCGACGCGGCTCGCCAGCTTCACGCTGCCGGGGCCCCAATGCCATTTAGCTATGTCGGAAACAGCAAACAAATTTGGGGGGCAAAAGGAATCCAAGGATTGTTGATTGCAACATCTTCTGGTACTTTTGCTGACAACCCAGTTTCTGCTGAAATGCTTTCTAATGGCTATGTGGGACGATTAGGGGGAGTAGATATTTACTACTCGCAGGAAGTCTCAGAGGACGGAAATAATGACTGTCCTGCTGGAATGTTCTCTAAGAACGCTCTTGGTCTTGGTATTTCATCTGCTGGTCTTATTAATGTTGAGACACAGCGCGATGCTTCGTATCAGCACACAGAATACGTCGTATCTCTAAAGTGCGGTGTGATCGAAGTGCAAGATACCTTCGGCGTTTACATGCTGACAGACGTATCATAATCTGATTGAATAGTCCCAGGGGGATGTATTTCCCCCTGGGCACCCTAACAGGAGAAAGTGATGAGATACTTTAAAAAGCCGAAAGACAAATTCAAGATTGGCAATACTGATAAGATTATCGAGTATGATTCCAGATCCCATGATATTGAGTCTTTTGAGGATAGATTTATTGAATGTGATGCCGATGGAAAGGCTATTAAGCCAAAACCAAAGGCAAAGAAGAAGAAGAAGGAAGATTAATAAATGGCTATTGGGTCCAAGCGCAATATAAATGATCTGTGGAAGGAATACTGGCTCGATGTGGCCGGCACTTCCACTGCTAAAAGTCTTAATGATGCTATGCGCGCTGGACTGGAAGCTCTTGGTCATTCTGGTAGTCTAGGTAAAATGCTCAAAGCATGGGCCGTGGACCAAGGTGGAACTTCTGCAACTATCAACCAGGCGATAAAATTGACTTTTGCCGATATGGTTGGTGAGACTACCGAAGGATTGTCAGCTATGATGCCGGAATATATGATTCATAATAGCTGGTCTACTATTTTAACAAAATTTGAAGATGAAGACCGCAAGTGGAACTTCATTGATTAATATTAAAACCGCACGGAAAGCCGTGCAATCTGATCTCATGGAAAGGAGATTGAAATGGCTGCATTAACGGGTAACTCGATTGCTTCAACATATAAAGACTTACTACAAGTAAGCAATTCTAACAGCGGTATAGATGGAACTGGTAGGACCGTATCAGATGGAGAAGGTACTAGTTCAATTCTATATCTTTCATCATCATACGTCGGTGTAGGAGCGGCAGGAGAAGCACCGCTTCATGTATATTCAGCGGCTACTTCACAAAAGCACACCCCAGATGAATTACTAAGACTAGAACAGAAAGATGAGGGCGTTGATATGAGTGCTGGGCATGGTCCTGCCCTTACTTTTTATGTTGGAGAAACTGGTGGCTCAGATCATGGAGGTACTATTGCAGTTGTCAGGGAAGCGGAAGGTGATGCGGATTCCGCAGCGGCAATGTCTTTTTATACTGCTGGTGATGATTCCGCTCCAACAGAAAAAATGCGAATTACCAGTACAGGAAACGTAGGAATAAATGTTACTGATCCTGACGAAGTTCTCGAAGTTGCTGGAGATGTAAAAATCAGTGGTGCAAATAAATTATATTTTTATGACTCAGGCGGCGAATATATTTCAAGCAATGGTGCTATTCTTAGTATAGTTGGTGGAGATGAAATTGACTTAACCGCTACCGCAATAGATGTAAATGGTACTATTGATGTATCTGGAAATGCACAACTAAGCGGTACTGTAACTGTCGGTGCTGATGGAAGCGGAACGGATGTAATATTTTACAGTGGCACTGCTGGAGATAATTTTACATGGGATGCTTCTGAGGAGTGTTTAATAATAACAGGAACTGATGGAGCACAATCTCTAAAGGTGGCTGATGGCGATTTAGTTGTTGTAGATAAAATATATTTGTATGATGACAACGGTGGTGAATATCTATCGGGTGATGGAACTGATTTAACAATAACATCTGGTAATGATATTAAATTTACAGTTGGAAGTGGTGGTTCAGTTTATCACACAGGTGATGGTGGTACATCAAATGCTATATATGGTAAGGATGCTGGAGTGGCTCTTGCCAGTGGTGGAAATTATAATGTACTGATAGGTGAGGATGCTGGTAAAGCTGTCTCAACAGGAGATAACAATGTTTGTATAGGGTATGGAGCTGGAGACGCTTTTGATGCTGAAAGTGACAATATAGCGGTTGGTGCTAATGCTTTGGGAGGTGGCTCTTTAGCGGTTGGTGAGATTGTAGCAATCGGTTCAAATTCTCTTGCATCGCTCACAAGTGGTGGTGGTAATATCGGAATAGGGCATCATACACTTCAATATCATGCTACTGGTGTTCAAAATATTGCAATCGGAAACGGTGCAATGGATCAAACTTTAGATGATGATGCTGGAAATCGAAATATAGCCATTGGTACTGATGCTTTAGGTGGAGCATGGGCATCTGCTAATTGTGATGATAATGTAGCGATTGGTAATTTTGCCTTAGATGCTAATATGAATGATGCTTATCGAAATATAGCGGTTGGTAGTTATGCTTTGGGCGGTATAATTGGAGGCTATGAAAATGTAGGTATTGGTCATAATGCTGGTCTCTCAATTACTGAAGGGAATTATAACGTAGCGGTTGGATCAATCGCACTTCAAAATCTCACGGCTGGAAATCAAAATATTGCTATAGGTTATGGCACATTATATAGGGCAACCACTACTGCTGATGGCAATGTAGCTATTGGTTATGCGTCAATGTCTGGAGATTTCCAAACTAATAATGTTGATAATTGTGTTGCAGTAGGAAAATTTGCAATGGGTGATGGTACTTTAGAATCGACTGCTTCTGGAAGCGTTGCTGTGGGATATGATGCTCTCGGAGACCTCACAAGTGGAGCTGGTAATGTGGCTATTGGTTATGGTGCGGCTAATGCGTTAACGCAGGGCGATCATAATATTGCTATTGGTTATGATGCTTTGGGTGCCATGGCTACCACTGATGGGAATGATAAAAACATCGCAATTGGAAATTATGCTCTTGATGCGGCAGGAGCTTCTTCAAATGTGGCAAATCAAAATGTATCTATAGGGCATCAATCTGGTACTGCCGTTACTACTGGTGATGATAACACTATGGTGGGACACCAAGCTGGGTCGTCCCTTCAAACAGGTACTGAAAATACAATGATTGGTTCTGGCGCAAATGCAGGAGCTGTAGGAGCTCACAACCAAACAGCAATCGGGATGAATTGTACCGCAGTAAATACAGACGACTCAGTAACACTTGGTAATGCTGATGTTACCGCAGTGTA